ATGGATTTAAGCGGATTTCAAATGTGCCACTTATCCGATGACGCACACGGTATTCTAAGAGAAAAGCGTGTAGTCCTCGGACTAACCCAGCAACAGGTAGCTGACAAAGCAAAAGTTGTTCTGCAGCAGTATCAGAAGTTCGAAAGCGGGGAACGTAATATCATGACCTGCTCATTTAGTATTGCATGCCGCGTCATTGAGGCGTTAGGCATGGATATCACAGACTTCTACCACGGCAAGTATGCATTTGGAGAAGAGGTATATTCTTCACCAGAAGGCTTGCGATACAAGAAAACCGGAAAGCTCACATCAGAAGACGTAAACTAAAAAAACGCCGCCCTCAAGGAAATTACCTCAAGGGCGGCGCACTTATTTATATTATACCTCTTCAGTTTTCACTGTAAAACCCATCGCGTTCAGCGGACCAGTAGTGGCCGGAAGTTCAGATTTCGTGACTACTTTTGTGGCAGTGACGCGGTATTTCTGATTAGGGAGCTTGTTCTTGCCTTCTTTGCGGATTTTCGAGGCAAACCCCGTGTAACCCCAGTTGCAGTCACACTGTCCGATGATTCCGGGAACTGCTCCGACACCCTGCACATCGTAGTATTTATGACCAGCAACCGAGTGCTGCCACATATCGTACTTGGTGATGTACTTCTTGACCTTTGCCTCGGATATGTACGCGGCAAGCCACAAGGGATAATCCTTCAGCTCATCGAAATTGAGGTGGCAGCATATCCAGTTGACGTTCGTGTACAGCATCGGCTGATAGTTATGCGCGGCTATCGTGTCCATGAAGGCCTTGCACATCGCCGTACATACAGTCTTCCCAAGTTTGTACTGCGATTCCATCTCAAGGTCGTAGGCTATCGGATACGTGATCTTGCCGTCCAGCTTGTTCGCCTTAATCGTGCTGATCAGCCACTCGGCCTCTGCCTTAGCCTGCGCGGTATTCTTGGCGGTGCTGAACAGATATACCCCGACATATAAGCCGGCCGCCAAACAGCCACGAAGGTGCTGCAGGAAGTACTTGTCCATACTAGTACCGTATGCCGCTCGAACCATAACGAACTTGACAGGATATCCGAGGATTTTTCCGGACTTGAGAGCTGCATAATCGACATTGGGCTGACAATAGCTGATGTCGACACCTGCATACTTAGCCATTACTCCTCACCGTCCTTTTTATCTTCACGTTCTGATTTCTTTTTCAGGACCTCAATTGCCTTTGTAATGACTGAGGGGATAGGTACACCCATCAGTCCGGCATTTTCAATGATGCTGATAGTTTCATTGGCAATGAAAGCAATAACCGTCGCGTCCCGAATGAAATTAGACCCCATGATCATATCAAGCCGGCAGGCTACAAGGACAACAAGCAGAGAAACTCCCTTTCTACAAAGACCTTTCCACCCTGCACGGCTCTCCAATGCGCCGTTCTCCGTCTTTTCAGACTTGTGAAATACTCCAGCGACAATAAGACCTGTCGCATAATCAACGCCCATGAATATCAGCAGCGTGATCAGCGCGGCGTCAAAGCCACCAAAAAAACTTGCAATAGTGCTTCCTACCACGCCAATTGCGGTACAAATTCCGTCTTTCATATCATTGCCTCCAGTTCGTTTATCCTAGTGCGCCAGCCTGCACGCTCTGCAAGCTTGTCCGCGTATTCTTCTCGTGTTGCAGCGCCCTCCGCGATTTTCGCGGAAATGTAGTCTGTCCCTGCAAGCTTCTCCTTGAGGTCGGCAATCTCAACTGCCGCAGAAACCCTCGCACGCTCTGGGGCTTTTTCCTCATCGGAGCGCAGAACCGGAACACTTCCTGACAGCTTGTAGTTGTAAATTGCATCCTCGTCAGTAAGCCCTCGCTCAAGGTAGCAACCCTGGGCGTGATGAAAGCGGTCGCCCTCGCCCCGGTCAATCTCCGTCCACCCGATACCGTCAACAAACGCGCTGGAGTTGATTGCTGTTATCACGCCGTTCTCGTCCACTTTTGCAAAAACTATGTATTCGCACTCATCCATGATTAACCTCCTTAAAGCTCAGCCGAAATGTCGATGTAGCTGTCTGCGTCACGAAGCTGGCCATAACACGGTTCAACCAGTCCTGCACCATCGTTTATAACAAGCCCCATGCATATTGTGTTTTCGCTGAGGATAGGACTGTCTATCAAATCACCTAAAGCATATGCGTCCGCACCAAACTTAGTAGGCGTATTAAGATACAGCGTTCCGTGAACTGTCACAGTAGGACGCTCCACGCCATCTCTCATCGGAACAGGCAGCGCCTGGGAAAGCCTTGCTCTGTTCGTTGATGAGGTAAACCCTGTCCCAAACCATCCGTATCTCGTTCCGAACCTTACAAAGTAACGCTGGCACTTTACAAGCTCCGTTGCCGGGTCAGGTGGTACAAATGCGGTTGCGTCGCCGCCAATCTCCAGCTTGACCCATGCGAGTTTTAGGGAGTTTCCGGCCTCGGTGCCCTTGTTAATTCCTACGGACACTGCGGAAATGTACTCGCCCTCGGAAAGGTCAACCGATACTTTATTTACCCCATTGTGAAGCACGGAAGTGTAATAGCTGTCGACGTAATCTCCAGAAGCATTCACAGTGCGGATTCTCGCCGACCAGACACCGGACGCCTCTGAAACGTTCAGCGAAAGCGTGTACTTCCCAGGCTTAAGCGGATTTTCGATTTTCTGCCAAAAAACGTGAGTATTTGTGTCTGGATTAATGACTGATGTAATAAGTATGCCATCGACACTTGGTCTTACAGAGCATTTATTTCCCTCTATGAACCATCTGTCTACTGAGTATCCAGAAGAATACTCGCTCTGCCCGCGTTGATTTACCCGAAAATCAGGATTTATCAACAGGTTTGGATTCATTGGTTCAACATAATCTGCGATATCAGCAACAGTATGAGTATGCCCCACATCAGCCTTGTCACCAAGCCTTTTCTCCAGTTCTGCCCTAGTTATAAACACCAGACTGCTGACATTAACATTAACATCGTAGGTCTGCGAAAGTGCAATTACCGCCGTGAATATCTCCATAAAGTCCGGATAATCAACCGACGACGGTATTTCCTCGCCGTTCGCGTCCTGATATATCGCGAACAGTACCTCTGTTTCGCCGTCAGAGGCGTATATCCCGACCTGTTTAAACGTGCAGGCTTCCGATATGCCATCGTTGCGAATCTGCAGCTTGAGCTGCAAACCACTGCTGCCGTCCAGCCTTACCTGTTCCGCAATCAGTACAGTCACATCAGACAGTGCCGAAGAAAGCTCTGTCTGGTCTTTGAGTGCAGCGAATTCTACATGCCTGCTGCCCACGGCCGCTCTTGACAAGGTCAGCACCTTGCCCGATGTCAGGGATTGTTCGAGCAGTTCCAGCCCGACATCCGTTATTGCGTTGTCATTCCATGTCGCCATCATTAACCTCCGCATATATAGTTTTTACCTTGCCGCCCAGCTTGGTTCCGGCATGGACATCAGCAGCGGCAGTTATTTCGGCAATACGCGGGTCGTAAATTATACCGCGCAAATGCTTGATTTTGCCGCACATCAAAGTCTTAACATTAATACCTGTTTTCGCGTCGATGTCAATAATGAAAACTGTTTCATCAAGCACGGAACGGATATTTTTATAGTAATTTGCCTTGGCCAGGACCCGTTTGCGCTTCTCCTCGTCGCTGCCGCTGTTCCATATATAGATTTTGAAATGAAAAGGAGGACCGTTGTATTGATTCCATTCAACGACCTGGACATTTTCATAAATACTCCGCAAAGCAGTTTCAACCGCATACTTAGTGCCTTTGTATTTGTGAACAAGCAGACACTCCTTGACTGCCTGCCGCTTGCTCTCAATTGACGAATCTGCCTCATACCACTGTATCTTGAAATCAGCGGCAAGAATATCGAGCACCTCTTCCGGTAGTTCGTCAATCCTCGGAAAGATAGCCGCATACTCGGATTGTGCAACAGTCTTAATAAGCTCACCTGCGACTGCGTCGGCAAGCTTTACCTTATCAGTGTCACGGGTAAGCGAATACGGAAAAGCGGCAAGGAGCGCGTCCTTTTTTGCTAATGTCTTACTCATCTTCATACCCTCCGTTTGTAATAACGGATTTTGCGCGGTTCGTATGCGCGAACTGCGGAACAAGGCGGTCAGAGCCGTCACGAAGCGATGTGAACACGGGCGACCTGATATCAACGCGCTTTGCCCCGCAGTCCTTAAGCAGCCACATAAGCCGTGACGGATTTATGTCCCGTCCAATTTTGCCGCACTGCCAGTCCACATACTCGTCAACGGCGCTCCTTATTGCCGCCTCGATCTCAGCCGCCGACTTCTGGGAACTGCGGTCGATATAGTATGTAAGATTTACGCTGAACTCCACAACAAGCGGGTCAAGGACCTCGACAACGTCCGTAAGCGGTCTGACTTTATCGTCGCTGCAAGCGGCAAGTATAGCGTTTTTCGTACCATCGTCGGCGATTTCACCACTTGTCATTATTGCAAAAATATCGACATACCCCGGCTTGTCCGCAGGATTTATCGCGCAGACATCGGCTATTTCCGTTGATACCGCCTTTGCGTGATACTCATACGCTCCTTTCGGGCCGGCTGTGCTGAAAGCCTCAAGCCCCGCCCTCATTAGTTCGTAGTATTCCTCATCGGTCGCACGTTCAGCGCCGCTGTGGGACGTTTCAATGTTCGCGCAGGAAGAATAGTACATCACATTATCGACGTCCACAAGCGTATTCAGCTGACCGGGCGCATACCCGTTTCCGACTGTTCCCTCGGTTTCACAGATAACCGGGACATCAGCCGTGACCTCGCCGATATTGACCGCTGTTTCCTCGGCAGTCGCCCACATAAGCGCCCCGCTGCTGTCGGTGACCCTTGTACCCTTGGGTATCGGTATCGCCGTTTCCTGCGGTGCTGACAGTGTAAACCGCACAACGCATTCCGCCGGCTTTGATTCCGGTCTTATCACGTTGTATATCATTTCTCCTAGCGCGTCGAGATTTTCACCCGCCGCCCGAGACGGCAGGTTCTGATTTGCCGCATAATTTACGATTATGCGCTGCTGTACGATTATACCGGCAACCCACTGCACAAAGAGTTTGTCGGGGTCTGACGGCAGCAGTGTGTGTCCTGTGAGTTCCTCATACTTGGCGGTAAGGTCTGCGACGACTTCCGCACTGTCTGTCGAAACAAACTGATAATCAGTCGCTCTGCTCATCTGCTATGCTCACCTCCACCGTTAATGCCATTGTGCCGTCCGCTGATTTTTCAAAGTACACATCGTCCAGCTTGGCACGCGGCTCAAATTCTTCAAGCGCATCCGATATCTCCACAAACGCTATCGTTTCCGCAACGTCGATAGGCTTGTCCACGAACTCCATAGGCAAGCCGAATTCCCTATGCATGGGTACCGTTCCGCGCTTGGTATTCAGCAGGAGCGCGATATTCTGCAGTACGGAAAGCAGTTCGCTGTCCTGCTGCAGGGAAAGCGAATAACCGTCGGCGGCGCTTACCTTGTATGACATTTCATCGCCCCCTTACTTGTTGTATTCTTTGAGTGTTATCGCCACCCCGGCGGTTATAAGCTCCGACTTCTTGCCGTAGATTTCCTCGGTAACGTTAAGTTTCGTAATCACCCAGCGATAGTTGCCTATCACCCTCTTGCCAATCACGAATTTAAGCGTTTTGCCGGTCTTTTTGTACTTTTTCAGCTTATCCAGCTCCTCCGCGACCTTAACGCCGAGAATCTGCGAAAGCGTCATGTTGAACGAAACCGTATCTGCGTCGTTTCCCGTGAATTCAATGATCTCATTCCCGCCATGCCGCTTGTGACTTCCGTAAGATGCGGAACTGCTTATTTTCAAGCCCGAAAAAGTTTCAACTTTGTTTGTTGAAACTGTGAAAACAACTTTCCCAAGACTGCCGACTTTCATGTCAACCCTCCCATGATAATGCCGTCGCCGTTGAATTCATCGTTGTATTCACACACCACAGTCTGACCGATGAACGGCAGCCAGCCGTATATCTTCACCGTGATCTCATGCGCGTGTACGCACCCGCCTGCACATTCGATATCCGGCGACTTCCCGCTGATCTCATCAGGGTGGCTCTTGGTGTATTCCGCGCCGCTGTTCAGCTCCCTGTCGGCTGACGCGTGTTTCTCGCTGACAGTCCACGATTTTCCGTCCGATTTCAGCGCCAACGTAACGAACGAAGAATGATCAAGGACAGGCAGCCAGTCCGAAACGATGTCCACATCAGGAAACCTGACCCTTGCCATTCTTTTTTTAACGTCCACAACGGTGACTGTTCCGATTCTAAACATTGTCAACCTCCGTAAAGTATCTGATTTACCCGCGCCTGCACCTGCTCATAGCTGTGTCCAGCGGCTTCAAGCAGTTCCTTGCGCTTGGGATATACGTCCCATTCGCCACGGATTACCTGCATAGCCAGCTCCTGTATCTCATCACTGCTGTCCGTCTTGCCGCCGCTCGTGCTCTCGCTTTCCGAAAGGCACTTTCTCAGGGTGACCTGCGTAGTATAGCCGCTAGAAGATATGCTGTGTTTTGCGGACTTGACGATGTACTTACCATCGCCAAACCCGAAATCACAAAGTTCCACCGTGTTTCCTGCGGCAAGCCTGGGATCTCCGGGGAACGTAAACGTTCCGGTGATCTCAAATTTGTTGTGCAGACGGAGCAGCTTGTGTGCGAGTTCCTGCGCCTCTGCCTTGCTTGATACGCGCTGACACACCTGTAAGCATTGCTGATTGTCGCTGTTCTCGTTGTAATTTTGGGCATACTCTGTCGCCGAAATGACCGCGCCGCTCGTAGTGGTGCAGTACACCCGGCATGAGGTGTAACAGTTGTTCGTGCCAGTGGACAGCTTGTACTTGGTGTAGCCGCCCTCCTCGCCGAATTTTATCTTTCTGACCGCCTTTTTCCCCTCGTAAGCCGCCTGGTCGAACACCACAAGGATATTGTTGGTGGCTTTCAGGGAGCAGCCGGCATTGTGGCACAGCTTCTGCAGAAAGGCAATATCAGAGGTCTGATACTGCTCCACGCGGGAATACCTTGGATTGAATCCGCTTTCAAAAAGCACTCCCATTCCGTTCTGCCGTGCTATCTGACTTGCTATCTCAGAAAGAGTGATATTCTCCCACGACTTGGATTTCAGAGTCTGCCGCACGGTGTTGCTAAACGACAGCGATGTTGCCTTGATGGTGACGGTTGCCGGCGGACCCTGTGCGTCTATGCTGTCAAGCTCGAACTGACCGCAGTCAAGTACTGCGTCCTTGCCGTCGTTGTTCCCGTTTCGGAGTACAATAACAGCTGATATCTTAAGGCCCTTGCCAGTCTGAACCTGCGTGTTAGCCGTGCTGCCAGACTTTGTTGTGCTTGAGCTCTTTGTGGAGCTTGAAGGGCCCGAAGAGGACGAAGAACCGCCCCCGCCGACGGATTTAAGATTGGTACCCTTTATGTATCCATTCTTGCCGGAATAGGTGATTTTCGCCCAGCTCGAATAAAATCCGTTAACCTCAACGATAGTGCCGTAAGGGAGCTTGCCGATCACCTTGTATTTCTCGCCTGCTCCCTTGCGAATATTTACGCCCGTTGAGGCGGTCACTCTGTATCTCGGTTTATCGGTACCCCCGCTGGCCGAGGAGCTCGAACCTGAAGACGTTGATGTCTTTGTGCTGCCCTCCGGCGCGGCGGATATCACCGAACCGCCCAGCGCACCGCCATCAATTATGCTGTTCAGCCATTTCCGCAGCCATTTGCCGTCACGGTCGCAGACCTTTATCTGCAGGTCGTCAGCCTCGTCCTCTTCGTTGTCCGTGTATGTGAGAGAAATCCAGTCCTTATTCACATACACGGATATGTCCACGCCGTTAAGAACTACCTGCGTTTCAGCGCGGCGCGCAAGGTGCTTGTCACTCATCCGCTCGCCTTCTTCCACGGCGGCAGATCGTCCGCCGTTATTCTGTCCTCAACATCCGGGACATTGAGGACAACGCCCTCCGAAAAGATGTAGATGTATCGGTATTCAGGGTTGGCATTAATAAGTACGTCCGTGAACTTCACATCTCCGTACACCTGGTGGGATATGCTGTCCCACATATCCCCCTGCTGCGTCGTATATGTGCTCAAGCGTACACACTCCTTTGCCTGTCTATTCCCGCTTCCTCAAGCGCGTCCCGAACCATATCAACAAGCCGCTCGGACATCTCCTGCAGCTTTTCCTCGGTCATATCGCTAACTTCTCCGTTCACGACAAACTGGGGCGCTATGGTGATCTGCGCGCCCGAGCCGCCGGAAAGCAGCGCCCTGGTGTTATCCGCGTCAACGACTCTTTCACCGCCGCGCATAGCCACAAGTTCCGGTCCTTCCTCGCCTACAAGGGCAATGCCATTTTCTGCGTAGTCAGTACCGCTTGCATAAGCGTTCTCAATATCATGGAAACCGCGCACGCTTCCCTCATACGCCTTGTCAGAAGCGCTCGCCCCTGCCAGGGCCTGTGCAGCGGCCGCCGCAACAATATCCGCCGCTGTGGTGACCGAGCCTTTCCCGGCAAGGATAGCGTCAGCATAAGCCTGTATCGTAGCTTTTGCCGCTTCTTCTGCCTGGTCGCTCAGTTTCATATCCTCAACGGCTTTTTCCATGTCGTCAACGATACCGTCCATTGTATCATCGATATCGACTTTGTATTCGGAAAGCGATTTCGAAACCTCTTCCTGCGCCTTTTTCTGCTCCTCAAAGTTCGTGACCATGGTTTTCAGTTCTTCATCGGTCGCGTCAGCCATGCCGGCGATGACGTTCACCGAATCAGAAGAACCGTCCGCAAATGAGGCAATCACATCTCCCAAGCCCTCAATGTCGCCAGTCCTCTTGGATAGCGACTCAAGGTTATAGTTGTAATTGTCCCAGTATTCTGTCTGCGAAGAAAGCGCGTCATTGATAGTCTGAATGCTTGTCGGCAGAGTTTCCTCAGCATTTGTCCAAAGGTTGTATTGGCCATTTACACTGTCGTAAGCCGCCTGATATGCGTCGTTGTAAGCCTGCAAAAGCTCGGTTGTCTGGTCGGTGACGTCGTTTACCGCTATGGATACCGCATCATATGCGGAAACCATTTTTTCTGACTCACCTGAAACAATATCGCCATACTCTGCCATTACAGCTTCGCAGTCAGCTATTTGTTCTCTTATCGCAGCCAGATCATCACGGGCTGTAAACATTTTTTCGTTTGCTTCATCAAGCTCTTTTTGAGTCTGTTGAACACGACCTGTAATCATACCGCCTGCAACGGAAAAAATATTATCTCCTGCCGCATCAACAAATCGTTCACCCGCTCTAAGCTGTGCAGCTTCTGCTTTTGCCGCCACATCAGCTAGCTGCTCTTCTTGCATTAACAAGTCCGCTAAATTTGACTTTGCAGCATCATATTTCGCCTGCATGCTTGATGATTCTGCAGCTCTGTCTATTGCACCAGATAGCCCGTCAAGTTTTCCAGCAACATTTTCAACGGTAATACCAAGTGAAGGATAGAGAGCATTTAGCTTTTCAATGATAGGACTCATAAGAGCTTCCTTACGAGCCGCTGTTTCTGAGGAAGAAGCAATTTCTTTTAACTTAGATGCTAAGACTTGTGCACCTTCCTGCTGTTTTTCAGCTTCATCAGTTATACTTGAATATGAATCCAGCAATTCTGATGTCGAAGTATGAAGCGTATCGATTTCGCTATATAAATCTGAAACGGAAAAAGATTGCTGCTCAATAGTCGCGGTCGCTTCGTCAAGGTCATATTTCAGAGCGCGTGCCTGGTCTGAGGTTTCGCCGTATGTATCGCAGGCGGTCTGATAGTCGCTGTTAAGCTGTTCGACCCTGTCCTGCTGTTCCTGCGAAGCTGTTGATAATTCGAGCGTTTCAAATTCAGCTAATTTAAAAGCCTCTCGTAGAGCTACTACAGTTGCGGTCAAAGCAACAACCGCCGCAGTAATAACAAATACCGGGCTCGCCAGCATTGCAAGATTAAGCGCTCCATGTGCTGCTGCCGCACCTTGTGTTGCACCGGCATTTGCAACTTCAGCTCCTGTTTCCGCTGATGTTGCAGCTGCACTTTTTACCTTGAGCGCAATGCCTAATGCATCAATGGTATTTTTAACTTTTTTTATACCGACAAACGCCGTATAACCAGCTATAACCACACCGATTTCTGCGCCAACTGCCATAATTGCTTTAACAACAGCCGGATTCTCCTCGCAGAATTCATTGATACCTGTTAAAATCTGTGTTCCTGCTTGAGTAAGTTCACGCAATTCATCGTTATATAATTCCCCAATAGTCATTTTAAGACCGTCAGTGGCAGAATCAAGCAGTGTAACATCACCCTGCAGATTGTCAAGTTTGGTGTCAGCCATCTTCTGCGCCGCTCCGGTGCAGTTGTTTATCTTCTCGGTAAGGGACTGGAAGTCCTCGTCCGAGGCGTTGATCATTGCAAGCAGACCGTTGTATCCACGCTGTCCGGCAATCGCCATAGCGTTCTGGACACGCTCTGCCTCGGTCATCTGCTCAAAGTAGCCGCGCAGTTCGTTTATGGAGTCAGAGAACCCGTCAATAGTGCCGTCAGCATTTACCGCCGAGTATTCGATTTCTCCGAATGCATCAGCTGTGAGGGTCGCACCGTTGAGCAAGCCGTTAAATGTGTTCTTCAGCGCGGTACCTGCAACAGAACCCTTAACGCCCGCATTAGCCATAAGGCCAACACCGACCGCAACATCTTCAATGCTGTATCCGAGCGCCCCAGCTATCGCACCCGCGCCCGAAAAGGTTTCGCCCATGGTGGCAACGTTGGTGTTGGAGTTCGTAGCGGCCGCTGCAAGCACATCGGCAAAGTGCGCGGTGTCCTTTGCAGTAAGCCCGAACGCGGTCAGGTTATCCGTGACGATATCCGATACAAGCGCAAGGTCTTCACCGGAAGCGGCGGCAAGGTTTATCATGCCGTTCATACCGGAAAGCATATCGTTCGCATCCCAGCCTGCCATACCCATGTAGGTCATAGCCTCTGCCGACTGGTTTGCAGTAAACGAGGTCTGCGCGCCGAGCTCCTTGGCTTTGGCGGTCAGTTCCTGCATCTGGACTGCGTTCGCGCCGGAAAGAGCCTCGACAGTACTCATTGTACCGCCGAACTCCATCGACACATCAATGCATTCCTGATATGCGTCCGCTATCTTCTTAAGCGCAGTGCCGATTCCTGCCGCCACCATCGCCGCCCCGACGGTTTCAAACGCCGTTGCGCCGGCGTCACCATATCTGGCGGCTTCCTCAGCAGCTCTTTCTTCCTGCTTGGTCAGTTCCTCGACCTGGGTTTTCAAGCGGTTGCTTTCACTTGTAAGCTGGTTGATATCAATGCCTGCCTCAGAGAGCTTCTGACCCATCTGCTGTAAGCGCTGATTTTTGTCCGCAATAGCCTGTTCGGTGTTCGCAATGCGGTTTTTCAGCTCGACTTCACGCGCCGAAAGCTGCGCCTCCTGCACCGTAGTGTCCTCGGTGCTGTTTTTCAGCTTTGCAAGTCCGCTCTGAGTGATTTCGAGCTGCTTTTCATATGTATTAAGCTGCTTGGTAGACCGTTCAATGCCTGCCTGCTGTTTCTGATAGGCGCTGATATCGCTTTGCTGCTTATTCAGCGTCTGTATCTCCTTCTGAGTTTTATCAAGTATCTTCTGGGCGGAGTTGAACGTTCCCTTGAAGTTCTCACCCAGCCGCGCGCCGAGTTTGAACAACATTTCATACTGCTTGCTTGCCATTCAACCCTCACCCTTCCTTACTTCTTTTCCGACTCTTTCAGGATTTTATTGTGCGTAATAATCCACCGCTGTATTTCTTTAAGTGGCTGCCCCAGCCAAAATGGGATAGGTGCATATCCGTTTTGCGCCAAAATAAGGATATTGCGCCTTAGCGTCTCGACTGTGCAACACCGGACAAGAAAAAACGCGCTCTGTTCTTTATCCTCTCGAAATCGATGATGGATATTTTATAGAAAAAATCCACGCCGACAGGCTTTGTACAAGCCTTTGCGGCCATACGGATAAGATAATTCGCATCGTTGATAGCGCCGTAGTACATGGTCTTCCCGCGGGATACAAGCTCTTCCTCAATGTTCAGAGCGTCCGCGCCGGTGAGCTTGTCAAAGTCAAATGCAAGCTCGGTTACCTCCTCACCGTTATACATAACGGTCTTGGTCAGGTGAAGTACATTCTCAACGCTGGTGTTTTCCATGGTAGCAAGCTCCTTTTCTACAAGCTCGTCCATGTTCTCGGTCTTTTCAAGGTCAACGTTTGTCTTTGCCATATTCAAACTCCTCCTAAAAGAAACGCCGTTCCCCGCGAAATGCAGGGAACAGCGATAGTAATGTTATCAGGACATACCCAGACACTTGCGGATCTCCGCCGCTCTGTCCTTGCCGGTGTGGTCGATGTAACGGAAATTCAGCGGGTCAAACTCGCAGAGTTTCTTGCCGTTCGCGTCTATTTCCGCATAGTAGTGTACCGCATATTCGCCGTTCACTGCGATAGGCGATGCGTTCTTGACCGTACCACCGGTCAGCTTTTTCGGAACAACGCGCATGATTATCTTCTTCTGCTTGGTTTCCAGTTCGCCGCCGCTGTAATTGTAGTGCTGATCGGCACGCCACAGGGAAAGCGTATGGACGCGTTCCTCAGCAAGAGCGTATGCTGCCTCGTTTGCGTGATTGAACTTAAACGTTGTGGTCATAGCCTTGAGCTGAGCCATAACAGGTATCTCAATCTCACCGAGCACCCCCGCGCCGCTCACATTGAATACCATATTTTCAAAGTCCGGAAGGTCTACCTCCGCAACTCCGTAAAACATCTTTTCGTCCTCATAGATGGCATAGGAAATTACTCCTTCGTCAACTCCATTAGGCATTTCGCAGTCCTCCTTTCTTAAGAACCGAGCGCGGCTTCAAGCATATCCACGCTGTACTGAACGTGCATATCTATCTGCTGTGCCGGTATCGGTGATGCCGCCTGACAGTCAAGCCGGAACATACCGTTCATAAGGTTGGTGACAGGATTCAGTTCCGAAGAATATGCGATCTCGCCGCCGTAGAGCTTACCCTCCGCCGTCAGACCGTTCAGCCATGCGTTGAACGCATTGATGATAGCGTCACGCAGCGCGGGGGTCAGAGGCTTGTCGATGTACTGCCAGAATGTATTGATGAACGTGTTGCATATCCAGTCCTGCACTCTGTTGGTGCATATGAACATCTTGGCAACATCGCTCGTCTTGGGATAGCAGCCCAGATAGTTGCCCCACAGGGTCCAGCCGCCATTGTTAAGTACGGTAACCACTCCGGCAGATACGCTGATAACGTCAGCCTGCGGAAGTGAAAGCATTACCTCAGTGCCATCCGCGCAAACCGCGCCGGTGATGGATACGGACTTGTTGGACGGAGACTCATACGGGCAATCGGCATTGTCGGAATCCACCTTTGCGATAAGTCCGCACACGATAACGGAAATATTGAAAAGGTAATCGCCGCTCTTGACCATCGGCCAGCATACGATCATGTCCTCGGATACATAACCGTTGTCGGTCTTGTACTTAAGCACCTTGGAATAGTCGTTGACCGTCTTGGTGTTGATGTCCACGACCGCCTTGGCGCGGAACAGACCGTTGATACTCGGCGCTTTCGCCGCCATCACCGCCGCTACTGTCGGATCCGTTGACCAGCCGGGGGCGCATATAAGATCGGGAACAATGCCGACAACGCTGCGGCACATTTCAACTGTTTCCACAGCCATTTCAACGTCCTCTGCCGTGATGGTGGAAAGGTCTGCGACATCATAGCCGATCTTGAGCTTGTCGGCGCTGTAGCTCGAAGAGTCTGACAGCAGCTCGATACACAGCGCATTGCCGCTGTAATATGCCTCGTAGTCGGTACCTTTTGTCAGCGCTGTTGACGCGCTTCCAGCCGTTACCTTAAGATCGTCGTTTATGATAGCGTCAGCGGTAAGCTCCACGATGTGGTCGGCAACCGTGAATTCCTCGACCGCAACAGCCTTCTTGTGCTTTGCCGGGTCGAAGATGTTGTAGAATATCGCCGGCGACATACCCATGAGTTTATGGTATCCGTACATTGCCTGACAGAGATTCCACTTAGGTGAACCGTCCGCGTTCCTCCATTCGGTGCTGTAGCCGCCGAGTTCCTCCGCCTCGCTGAATCCGGACGAAAGCTGAGGCTTGCCGGTGTAGCCCTTACCGCGATGGCAGGGCCATGCGCCGATGAAATAAGGAATACCGACCGCTGCGGTCTGAACCGCAACAACGCCGGTATCGTCCTTATATGTGTTTATGCCATGTCTTAAAGCCACGTTTTACTCCTCCTTGCCTGTGATTTTCCTGATAAGCGCGTCATACGAGATGTAAATGCCGCGCTTTTCCTTCAGGTCGCTTTTTGCCTTTGCAACGTTGCGGTCTGCGACAATAAGCCGCTCGATCTGCGGGTAATCCTTGAGCTTTTCGCCGAACGATTCAATAATTTCAGCCTTTGAGCCGAAATATATCCTGCCATTCGTAACAACTCCGCGTATCGAGGGACCTAAATAGACCCAGACCCTTGACTCTTCCGCCGCGTTCTGACCGCCCTGCTCCGCCTGTTCCGGCTGCTCGGACGGTACTTCATCGCCGGCGGTCTTTACCTCAGACATTTCCTCCGAAACGTCGGTTTTCCTTGCCAAAGAAATCAACCTCCCTCTGTATTGGTCTGATGTGGAATGTGCCTATCATTTCGCCTGCGTAGTAGGGCGCGGTATCATCGGGATAGACGACCGATTCAACCCCCTCATGCTCGTCCAGCACGAATTCTTTTCCTATCTGAACCTGTTCAAGCAGCCGCTCCTGTACCCTGTCCATGAGGTTGAGGAGCATTACAGCACCGTCCTGCTCGTCCTGCGAGTACACGCAGAAGATAAAGCGCACCGCCGCCGTGTATTCGGGATTAGGATAGCCGTTCTCGCTCCGATGGTGCTTGCTGTCGATAAACTGAACGATGATATACGGCGCGAGTTTCTTTGCCGAATTGCTGTCAGGCAGGCGCATGAGATACACCGCCGGAACACGGCTTTTCTCCTTTGCGTCGCCTTTCTGGACTGCCTCCGGAAGAGAAACGTTCTTTATAGCGTCCTCACAGAACTTTTTCAGTTCCTGAATGAGTTTTACCCTCGTCATGTTTACCTCCAGCCGTTAAGTAGCGCTGTTGTTTCATGTTCCATGCGCTCCTCAAATACCTTGCGCACATTATCGCCAACTGTATTTGCAAGTGTCGGATTCGCACCCAGCATCTGCGGAACGGACGGACCGAACTTCTGCTTTATCGGCAGTCTGCTTGACCCGTACCGTTCAAAAAGCCCGATGTGTCCGCTGTCCATCGTTGCACGGAAAACGTGTTTCAGCGTTTCGCCGGCGGTGTTCCGCTTGACCTGCACTCTGTACAGCCCGGAACTGGTGATTTTTGCGTTGAACCGGATAAGCGGAACATGAAATCCGCGAAAACTAAGTCCGACGCTTATTTCATCGCCGGACTTCTGAATATGCTGCGAAGACTTGGTATACTTCTTGAAGTCGGACGTATTCAGCGAATAGTCCTTATTGACTTCACGCGCTACAGCCGCCGTGCCGCTCGTTGCGGCGCGGGTCAGGGAAGAACTGGCCGCTTTCTCAATGCCGCCCGGTATCCCGGCTAAGAGCTTGGTTGCCCGGTCGAGCGCCTTGGAGCTGCCGGAATCATCAGCAAGCGAAATGTTGACGATTCCGGAATAATTGCCGCCTGAATAGCTGTCACTCATCGTAATACCTCAGTTCCAGCGTGATAAGCCCCATCTCACATTTGGACGTAACTACCGAATACTTGCGGAAAAACGTCTTACCCAGCGCCTCGCCGTCGTCTATCTCAAAGCGGTGTCCCTGTTCGGGGATCACACCATCAAGATCCTTCTCGTTGATATAGGCAACGGCGGTCACAAGGTATATGCCCTCAGCATGGTCGCTCTGAATTATAGGTCTGTCAGACTGCTTGACCCGCTGGAGAATGATTGGTATATCTTCATATACCTCTCCATCGTATTTCACTGTGTGACTTTCCGCAAACTCCTCGGTGTTCATCAGCACATTTGCGATATCGGACTTTACCATGTCCTTAAAGCCCATTATTCGCCCTCCGAATCATCGGAAAGCGCGTCGGCGAAAAAGTCGTCAAGCGCCTTGATGAGCTCCTGCTTGGTCGCAGCTGCAGATACCTCAATGCCGTATTCGTTTGCAATCGACTGCAAATCAGCTTTCGAGGTGTCCGGACCGTACTGCGGTATGCCAAAGTCATCGCCGGCGCTTTCGTCATTATCATTGTCATTACTTTCAGACTGAACCTCGCCGCGCTCGGCACCGTCCACCGCCTCCGCGATACCCTCGCGGACAAGCCTTAAGCCCAGTTTCTCGTCAACATCAAACGGCGGGTCCTTGGGGGACTTGGGCTTGACGATACCGTTAACCACCAACCCGAATGTGGTGTTTCTGATACGAATTAACACTGTATGCCTCCTATCAGCCTACGACCTTGCTTGCGAAGATATAAGGGGTATAAACCCTTGGCATTGCAATAGGTCTGGAATACAGCTCGACTGCTCTGGTGTTGTGCTTGTTGTCGACGAAGAGCTTGGAAACTCTCGACTTTGCGATGGTCTCAAAATTATCCCTGCCATAAGGCATGAGCGTTATAGCACCGTAAGCCACACGTCCGCAGTTCGGGAATGTTACCATTGCCGCGTCCTTGGGGAAGTAGCTCTTGGTCTTGCCGTTCTCGTCCTCGTACTTATTGCCCACAACGATAACTCTGAGGGTGTGCCCTCTGAAATTGAATGTACCCAGTTCGCTGATACCGGGCATAACGATACGCTCGTTTACAGCGCCAAAGTTGTAAGCGAGAGTCTTGTCCAGCATTACACGGAGTTCCTCGTTCTTATAGAATACATCGGCAACATCAGAGCCGATAAGCAGGTCGGCAGGCACCATTCCGCGATCGGAAAGCAGTTCGCACATAGCATATACATCACCGATGATATTAGCGTCAGCGGAGTTCCACAGATTCTGCGGGGTGTAAGTATGCTCGGAAGCATCTCCGTCATAGAACTGAATGTGCTTGACCTCGCCGGGTGTATTGACGTCGATGTACTCCTGCATAGTGATCGCATTGTTCTGCATTACCTGTGCGCACATCCACTCGATTCTGCGGCGTGTTCTGATTTCAAGTTCCGTGAAATCTTCTGCAAGCAGGCGGATAGCTCTCTGTGCAGGTGTAGAGCCCGTTACAAGAGCCTCGCCGAATCCGCGCTTTGACAGATCGTCAACCGTGAGCGAACGGGATTCTGCTATGTATGCCGGTCTGAATTCGGATAATTCGTAGCCATCGCGTCCAACGCTGATAGCGCCGCCGCGCTCTGCAACGAAACGCGCCATCTTACGCTGTCCGGCGCGCTTATACTCTACAAGCACCTTATCCGATGTAAAAATGTCGTTCCTGCCCGTGGTGAAGTAACGTTCGCTGAAAAACATTGATTCCGGCTTAGCCTTTTCAGCAATAGACTGTAACACATAAGACTGTGTGATGTCAAGATTAACTGCCAT